GTCATAGCAAGTCGCGCTAAGCGAAAAAAACCAGTCCCTTATGTACGCGAAGAATTTAACTCGACATCAACGTTAAATATAAATCAACATGACTCAGACCGACCACGATGCATCTATTGTGGCGACTATCATTCAGGCATTGTTCGTGACCATGTTGTTTCAGTTGCCTGGAGAGGTGGAGTAAGGCATTACGATCGCAGCCACACAGTACCATCTTGCCCACAATGTAATAACCTGCTGGGCGATAAACCCTTGCATAATATTGCAGACCGGGCGGCATTTCTGGTTGGTGCTATTGAGCATCACGAACGTCGCTATCTATTTACTGTAGACAGGACGCCTGAGGAATTAGCGGAACTTGACCATTTCTTAGCAATATCGGTAAAAAGTGCAATGTATGAAAAAGCAATTGCCTTAAAACGGATAGAATATGCTAAACAAGTCGCCGCTGGATATTATGACTATGCAACTATTAAGCATTTGGTTAAGCAGGGTAGAGAGATCCCCGAAGAATAAGCCAGATAGACTTAGTCACATCGTCACTTAGCCAACTAAATATAAACTACTGAAATTTTTATAATGAATTTGTTTCGAACGATTAAATCCGCCGTGGCGGGTCAGTATACAAGTTGTTGCTGCATCCCTTTGGGATGCCGTGGCGCGGTGCTAAATTTCTCAGGACGGCAAACCGATCTCATAAACGACTCATGCGTCACGAAGGTATGTCCGCACTAAATGTTAGTACACGGGTTGTAGCGCTCTGTGGTCTGCGTGGAGACTTGAAAACTGGTTGTGCAGTTTGGCGCGAATACCTTCGATAATGTCGCCTGCCAGCGACGGTTAAGCACGCCATCCCCCGCCCACATGTGCGCTTCTGCGATGGTGTCAGCCAGTACCTGCGCGTTGCGGGTGTAGTTTTCAAAAGTGAACAGAGGATCGTCACTGGGGCAGCGGGAACCCCAGAAGCGGAAACCGTCTTTGCGGATCAGCGTGGTGATATCGCTCTGATTCAGCAGCTCCGCATCAGTGGCAGGGTCCTGCAAATCCCAGAACACATCAGCAGAAATGCCGGTGACGCCGTTCGCGCCCACGTTGGACAGGGATTAGTGCCAGCCGGTCTGTTCGACAATTTTGGCACGCTGGCCCAGCGCACAGGCTGAGGCATAAGCCGTTGCGTCAGCATTCAGCTCGGTGTCAAAACTGATGAAATCAGGCCAGATCAGCATCCCCTCGCGCTGGCTGAAATTATCGCGGTAGGCAATGACCTCCTCTACCGTTTTGCAGCCGTAGGCTGACATGTTGGAGGTTGTCCCCGCTTCGGTTTCGCCCTGCGCAACGCTTACAACTACCGTAACGGGTTTAGCCTGGTCGGCAATTGCATCCAGGGAGCGGGCCAGCATGACGGACTCGCCTGCTTTACCGATGCTCGTCAGCACGTCGGTAAGCAGGACCAGTTTATTGAGGGGGAACATGGACGCATCTGCATCAACACCGGTACAGACCATACCGACAATTGCCGTGCTTACTGTTGAAATTGTTCGAGTGCCATCGTTGACCTAAACGACACGCACACCGTGGTGGTAATCCTGTGCCATAAGGCCGTCTCTCCGGTTTTAAGGGGGTGTGCGTATGTTCTTGGTTGATAGGCGCGCGGCGCACTCGGCAGGATGTGTGAGAGATGGTACAATTCAGGGAGTATAAAATTGCATTTTGGCTTAAAATGAAGAAAACGATGGGTATAGCCATCCTATGCTGTGTTAGCATCAGAAAAAATTTAACCTGAATATGACTATGAACATCAGAAATGACCTTCACGGATTAACGATATTCCGCTTTGTTACTGCTTTCTATGTATTTTTATTCCACTGTAATATCAGATATAAGGCTGATGTCTCTGACTGGCTGCAGTCTGTTATCAACAATGGTGCTATCGGGATGTCTTTCTTCTTTGTTCTTTCTGGTTTTGTCATGGCGTGGGCATCTAGAAATGGGATTAAGGATAATTACTATCGTTCCAGAATTGCCAGAATATTCCCCGCTTATCTGGTCATGGGATTAATTACAGTTCCTTTCCTTCTTGAGTACGACACAACGCAAATCTCAACATATGCTTTATTATTTTTAACTACTGCACAGTCGTGGTTCCCGGATAGTTTTAGCCAATGGAACTTCGGCGGCTCCTGGTCTGTTTCAACCGAAATGTTTTTTTACCTTGTTTTCCCATTCCTGTTGCCAGTAATTAAAAAAAGACCGGTTCTCGCATTAGGTATTGCAGTATTGATATCATCAATAGTCGTACCAACGTCTATGATATTAACTAATAGCGCTGTCTTTCCTCGTTATTATGTCAGCCCTATTCATCGCCTGCCAGAATTTGTCGCAGGAGTAGCAATTGGTTGTATCTTTTCTCGCGGCTTTCGCATTACCAAATTTAACAACACGCTTTTTATTGTTGCAATATCCTCTCTATTTTTTATTTCCCCAACCAACAATAATGGCTGGATGCAAAACAACTACATTACATTACCAGCAACATGCTTTGTTGTTTATCACCTCGCAGCCGCAGCAATTAATAAAAACGCCATCACCCTGCCATTAATATACTTAGGAAAAATAAGTTACTCATTTTACCTGATGCAATTACCCATTATGATTTACATAACTAAATACCATGACAGCCTTGAATCATTCCCTACATGGTTTATCTGGACACTTTTGGCCTTCATTAATTTAGTGATGGCTTCGGCTTGCTATCATTTCGTTGAAGATAATAAGTTCATTAAATCTTTCATCCTGAACTGGCGACGTAAGCCGAATTCACCTTTAGAGCTAAGCTAACTCAGGTTTTTCAGGCCCAAAAAATATCAGGTGCCTCAGATGTTTTTATGGCCTGCAAGTCGCGAATGTTTGTATCCATAATTTCAGTTTAACTTTGTCTTCATCGCTGATGAGACCGAGTTGTAGTTCAGTCAGCCCTAGGCTGATAGTACTTTGAGCAACAACCAGCAGTGCGGTTTTTTACTGTTCTGCTGCCTTCACCTGAGTATTTTTTTGCATCTTCTCATCTGTGCCGTTCCGTCGCCCTCACGGCTCAGCACGTTAAGCACCACCTCCGCCGGTGCTGCGCTGGTTGCGCTGGCATCAGCCATTCTCCCGTCCGGGCTTTTAGCGTGAAACTCATAGGCCACCGTCGGGCCCGCAACGGACATACCCTCAAATGCATCAGGAACACGCAGGCGCAGCGCCTCGTCACTTTCCATTACCGCTGTGACCGGCGGCACCCCGGCGTTATCGGCAGGTGTAACCGTCCGCCGCTTCACGTTGTAGTTGGCCGGCATCTGATCGAGATCGCCGCCTCGTTGATACGCTGGCGCAGCAGGATTTCACGATACGCATTTTCCTGCAGGAGCTTGGTCACGGATTCAGACTCCAGCTCAAGCGTGCGCCTAACCGCGTCCTGCTCGTCTGCCGGATAAAGGGCCACAAACGCGGATTTCCGTACCTTTAGCAACGATTCAAAATCCGTCACATCCACTATCTGCGAGGCGGACAGCTGGGAAAGGTCAATGACTGCCATTGTCTGCTCCTGTTGGTACTGAAAGGGAAACAGGCGCGCCGTTATTGCGATTCCCGGATAGATCAACCACCATGGAGCCGTCAAAGCTGCTGTTGATGTTGATGTTGATGTTGATGTTGATGGTGATGGTGATGGTGATGGTGATGGTGATGGTGATGGAATCCAGCGTGAGCCGTGGCTTCCAGCGACTCAATGATACGTAAACAGCAGCCATAATCTGCAGGCGCAGCACCGGGTCTGGGGCTGTCAATCAATGCTGACAGCAGGGAACCTTATTCCCGGCTGACCATGCGGCTTTTCTGTGGAGTCAACAGAATATCCCGGGCCGACTGCCTCAAATGGTCCGCATCAGAAATGGCTTTGCCATCGCCCTGATTCATACCGATATACAGCGTTATACAGGACCTCCCGATGTATCGCCGCCGGACTTAACGCCGTTATGACCGTGTTTATCCACTATGTTCCCGTTAGAACTCATGGCGCCCCGCCATGGATGACGCCACCCTTGATCACCACCTCGCTGTTTATGCACGTGTTGCTTGCTTCCACCACAAATTCACCCGTTTTCAGGGTTATGTTGTCTGCAGCCTCGATCACCATGGATTTGATACCCCGCACATACCAGCGGCCGGTCACGGCTTCATATTCAAACCAGCCACCGTCCGAATATTCCATTACGCAGCCGTCCACTGAGTCCGACGGCGGCGCGAACTGGTTGGAATAGATCGCAGGTAAGGCATACCGCCCATACTCAGCACCACCACCTGCTCATCCGGCGACGGGCACCGCCTGCGCGCAGTGTCAGCCAGTTAATCCAGTTGGTTTCAAACTCGCCTACCTTCACCCGGCACAGCCCGTTTTTCCGGTCCACTTCGGTTACGGTGCCTGTGCGGATCAGGTTGGTGATAATGCGCATGATTTCTGCGAGTTGTGCGTTCATGCGATTAATTTGCCCACGATAAAGGAATGTGTATTAATAAGAATTTGTTTCATCACTTATACAATTTCACAGAGGGACAACATGAAGTCTAAGTTTGGTTTAAATCTGCCATATGGAGTTTATGCATCAATTATTATACTATTATGTTTTTCTATACTTATTTGGTTTAAAGCCGATTACTCAGACGATAAAATCGTAGTTATTTCTTTATTTGTACTTTTTTCATCCGCTACCATTCAGGCAGCAAGCCTTATTAGAATGGACAAGTTCGATATTTATAAAAACATATTAAATGCGATATGGAATATAGAAACAGCGATTACTTTTATATATGGTATATATGTTATTCTCGAATTCTCCTATCTCCCTACCGATAAACAACCATCATTTACAAAATGGGCTTTTCAACACATTGAACTCTTTGCACTCATAATCACCATATTAGTTACAGTCTGTGTTGCAAGAGCTGGCTACTCAGTTGCAGAGATTTTCAAAGACCCGATAAAAAAAACGGCTAATATTAAAAAAATTACAGATAAAATTAAAAAACCTGAAATCAAACCTCAAACTCCAAAAATGCAAAGAAAAAAAAGAAGAAACAGGAGGTAATTCTATTTAGGTGCATCACTTTGCAACCATTCACGAGTAATTGATACTCCCTCAGTGTTAATTCCAAGTAAATGGCGCTTTGGATAGAGAGTCTCCGGTCCATTAAGGCTTACACGAACTCGTAAGCCATAATGTAATGTACCCGCGCAATGCGCTGCACCTTTCCTGCAAACTGCATGCTGGCAGAAACAGCGCTTGCTGCAACACGACCGATCTCTGCTGTAGCATTCGAAAACTTCACCATGTATGACGTGAAAAAAGCCGTGGCTGGGTGAAAAAGAAGATCGGCGGCGTTTGTCAGAACTGATTGAGCAGTGGCACTCTCTTTATGGCTAGACGCTCGCAGATTCCAAACGCCTGGTGGCGAAACTGAACATTATCTGCAATGGGCTGGGCGATCCAGTTGCCTCTGAGTTAACCGCCGGTGACTTTAGGAAATATCGTGAAGCACGGTTGAAAGGTGAGGTAAGTAACGAAGAAGGCGCGCTAACGTCGCCAGTAAAGCCCCGCACGGTAAACCTGGAACAGCGTAACTTATCATCCGTTTTTGGCCCCCTGAAAAAGCTAGGCCGCTGGTCAGCTCCTAACCCACTCGCCGGGCTACCAACATTCAAAATCGCAGAGGGGGAACTGGCGTTCCTGGACCAAGATGACATTAAACGCCTGCTTGATACCTGCGCTGGTTCTCAAAGCCCCAGCCTGTTAATGATCGCAAAAGTATGCCTGGCCACCGGTGCGCGGTGGAGTGAAGCCGAAAACCTTCAAGGCTATCAATTATCAAAATACCGGATCACCTATACCAAAACCAAAGGCAAGAAAAACCGAACCGTACCGACTTCTCAGGAGCTGTATGATCAACTCACCAAAAACAAAGGGAAACTATTCACACCATGCAGAAAAGCCTTTGAGCGTGCAGTGAAGCGGGCCGGTATCGATCTGCCAGAAGGACAATGTACGCATGTGCTGCGCCACACATTCACCAGCCACTTCATGATGAATGGGGGAAACATACTGGTCCTTAAAGAAATTCTGGGGCATGCCGATATAAAGATGACAATGATTTATGCGCATTTTTCTCCAGATCATTTGGAGGATGCAGTAACTAAAAACCCATTATATAATTTAGGTACGCAATGGAATATTTAAAATACATAACTGACCATTCAGGTATAGCTTCATACGGAGCATTTATCGCAATTTTATTATTTTTAGCCATTTGTAGAAAATGGTATATCCTTGATAAAAGAAATCTATTTCACCAGAAATTATTTTGGATTTCCGTTGGCGTTCCGTTCATATCTTTTATATATTTTGGGTTATTCGCATGGTGGGGAAAAACCCCGGCCCTCTCGGCTCATGGGTATGCTCGATTTTATGAGATAAGTAAATTCCCATTGTTGTTACTGGCAAGTTCAGTTCCATTAGCCTCAATTGTAAATAATATCCATAGAACTATTCAAACAGAAGCTCAAATAAATACATCTGAAACAAAGAATGCCGTGGATAGATATTTAGCTCATGAGAAAAACTTCATAGAGAAAACAAAAGAAATATTAACATTTAAACTCACTGGTGCTAGAGACAGCGATGGTAAGCTAACTGAATTTAAGCATGACGAAACAAAATTCGAATTATTTACTTCAGATGAAGTAAAAGTTTCCAATCCATACCTTTTGCACAGTAAAATATACAATAATGCAACAATGGAAACATCATCTGACTTTTCTCCGAACGCAGAAGTATTGTCTAATATAAAAAACCATTTAAGTGCAATTGATGATACTCTATCATATAAACACTCTATCCCCGATGAAAACTCTGTCAGCTATATGATCCGCTTAAACAGGTTATCGTTCAATATTGCTTCATTACTTGACCTAATTTGCGCGAATTCAATTTCTAATGTTTACTGCCTTGTGAAGTATGGGATATATGAATTAAAGACCTTCACGCCGGATGAACAAATACTAGCAGATACCTTAGAAGCGACATATCATTTATCAAAGAAATTGGTTCGCTTAGTATATAATGAAGATCTACCAAACTATAGCAACATTTATAATTATTTATATATTGGTGAATTGAGATTCAACTTAAGACAAAAAGCTTCTTTTTTACAGTCATTTTCATCGCAGGATTGGACCGATTATGTATCTGATAGTTTGTCTCTGCTACCACATACCGTTGGCGGCAACTTGGCGGCAGAGCTTTAAAATCGCATAAGATGTACATAAACCAGATAATACTAGCTCATTGTTTTTAAAATAAAATTACTGTTTTTATTACGATAAAAATGGTATGTAGAAATTT